CTAATTGAAAAATAGTTAAATAAATAGATGTGGCTTCTAATGGCTCTGTAAAAGAATAAGATAATCCAACAGATATGCAATTATTAATCCAAGGGTTTTCTAATCTTCCAGCTTCAAAATTAATGGGTTTATTAAATTGTATAATTTTTTTTTTAAAAAGATTTTTAATTTCTTTTATTGTTTGTTCGTCAGAAACAAAATTAGAATCAAAAACATAACCAGCTCCTATTCTATGTTGTAAAGGAATTTTCCAAAGCCAACCATATTTCATACATATTGCTTGTGTGTAAGGTTTTACTTCTTTTTCTGTTTTTAAAAAGAATGGTATAGCTCTTTTCATAGGAAGATATTTACTGAAAGATTTAAAATTATCTTTTTGTTTTTTACCATTAATTAATCTAGCAAATCCTGTACAATCAAATACAAAATCACATTTATAAGTTTTATTATTAGATAGTTTTATTTTTGTAATTTTATTTTTGTGTAAAATACAATCTTTGTATTCACCAATAATTACTTCACCACCTCTGTCTTTGAATATATTTTCTAAATAATCTGCTAAAAGTCTAGCATCAAAATGTAAAGCAAATCTACAATTATATAAATCTACTTTATTTTCATATGCCAATTTTGAAACATATCTATAATCTTTAAAAGGTTTTTTAATATTTAATAAATGTTTTAATAAAAAGCCATAAGTATTATTTCCAAAAATATTTCTTATATTAAAATTAGTATCTTCATTAAAAGCATGAAAGTATTTATCTTTATCATTATTCCAATTTTCAAAACTAATACCGTGTTTAATAGTACCATTTGTTTCTGACATAAGTTTTAAAGGATGTATATTTAAAAAAGATAAAAAAGTATTTATATTAGGAACCGATCCTTCACCTGCTCCAATGATACCTATCTTATTACTTTTAATTAATGTAACTTTAGATTTAGGAAAAACTTTTTGACAAAAAAGAGCTGTCAACATTCCAGCAGTTCCTCCACCTACAATTATAAAATTTTTCATAAATTAATTTCTTCTTCTAAATTAGAAAATGGTCCATTTAAATCTACATAGTGTAGAAATATTTGATGATGCCAAGAAGGACTTTTTTCTTTAAATTTTTTTCTATAGTGAGTTATTTCTCTTCCCTTATATATCACTGCATCTCCTTTTTTTATATTGATGGGTTTATTTGCCATATATAATGGCCAAAAATATTTTTTATTTTTATATTTATAATTTAAAGTAAGAGAACAACTTATTTCACATGCTGGTCTATCTCTATGTGGTTTTAAATCAGCACCTTCTATGTATATTCTAGAATAAGAATATGTTGGTTTTAATTTTAATTTAGTAGCTTTTTCAATTTTAGGTTTTATGTAATATAATAATGCTCTCATAACTTCATCATTTCTAGAATGAATCGCTGGAGAATTTGTTACTTGAGGATCAGAAGGAAAATTTTTCATTTTTTCAAATAACCAGTTTGTAGTAAAATTACATATATCTTTACTAATTACATTTTTAATATATAGATATTTACTTTCCATAGGATATGAAATTTAATCAATTATATAACATATAAAACATATATGGTAAATATCTATGAAATTTGTTGACAAATTGGACAATGTAAACTACGCTAATTCAAAAGAAATACAAGATGAACTTTGGCATGTTGAAGGAATAATTAAAAATAGAACTAATCAAAAACTTAAATTTGATTTAAGTCCAGTAATTAAATTTAAAGAAAATGATTTTGGTAAAGTTGGTTATTTTAAATCTAAAGCTGATAAAATGGTTTTTGAAACTATAAATCAATGGATTATATTTGATACTGAAGAATTAAATCAATATGTTAAATCCAGTAATAAAAGAGATTTTAATATAGATGAATTACTAGATAATTTATCTTGGAATTTGATATTACCAAAATAGCACTATATTTTTGTAATTTTTGTTATATAATTTAATTATGCCATTAACTCAATTAAATTTTTTACCTGGTATAGATACCGAAAACACTGAAACAGGTGCTGAAGGTAGATGGTCTAATTGTGATAAAGTTAGATTTAGAAAAGGATTACCTCAAAAAATTGGTGGTTGGGAAAAATTTAGTCAAGATTATTATGTAGGAGTTGGAAGAGCTTTACATCAATGGTTTGATAATACAGGAATTCGTTATGAAGGTTTAGCTTCTGATAGAAAAGTTTATATATATCGTTCTGGTGATAATGCTGATATTACTCCTATTAGACAATCTAATACTTTAACAAGTGTATTTAACACAACATCAGGAAGCTCTAATGTTATTGTAAATCATTCTAGTCATGGAGCTCAATTAGGTGATTTTATAACAATTTCTAATGTTGCTCCTACAAGTATTGGTGGTATTTCTAATACAGCACTAGATGCTGAATATGAAATTATAGAAATAACTAATGCTGATGCATATACAATTTCTTCTAGTGAAACAGCAAATGCTACAGTAACTACCACTGGTAATTGCGATATTGAATATCAGTTATCAATTGGACCAGATAAACAAACTTTTGGATTTGGTTGGAGTACAGGTACTTGGAATTTAAGTACATGGTCTACTCCTAGATCAACTTCTAATGTTACTTTAGATTTAAGACAATGGTCTATGAATAATTGGGGAGAAGATTTAATTATTACACCTAGAGATGGAGCTACTTATTTATTTGACACAAGTAATGGTCTTTCTGATAATCCTGCAACAATAATTGCAAATGCTCCGACAGCAAGTACACTATCAATTGTATCAACAGAAACTAGACACTTAATTTTAATGGGTACAGAAACTACAATAGGAGATACAAGTACTCAAGATAAAATGTTTATAAGATTTAGTGATCAAGAAAATTTTAATTCTTTTATAGCTAACACTACTAATTCTGCAGGATCTCAAAGAATAGCTGGAGGAAGTGAAATAAGATGTGCTAAACCCGCAAAAGGAACTATTCTTATTTGGTCAGATACTGCAATGCATTCAATGTCTTTTATTGGTCCACCTTTTATATTTGGATTTAGACAACTTGGTAATGATTGTGGAGCTGTTGGTTTAAATTCAGCAATAGTAGTAGATGATGTGGCTTATTGGATGTCAGATGGACAGTTTTTTAGATATGCTGGTGCTGTACAAGAAATACCTTGTAGTGTTTTAAATTATGTATTTGATGATATTAACAAAACTCAATATGCTCAAGTCTATGCAGGTCAAACTTCTGATTTTTCAGAAATTGTTTGGTATTATTGTTCAAGTAATTCTGATCAAATAGATAGGTATGTTATTTACAATTATTTAGAAAATAGTTGGTATTTTGGTAATCTTGCGAGATCAACTTATCAAGATAATGGTGTTGAACTTAATCCTTTAGCCACTGAATATTTTCCTAATTCTACAGCTAATACTTATGTAACTATTAATGGATTAACACAAGGAAGAAGTTTAATCTATCGTCATGAAGAAGGTGTAGACGCTGATGGAAGCGCACTATCAGCATTTATTCAATCTGGAGATGGAGATATTGCTGATGGTGAAACATTTAGTTTTATTAACAAAGTAATTCCTGATTTTCAAAATATGGAAGGTAATGCTATAATTACTTTAAAAACAAGAGATTATCCAAATGATTCAAGAACGTCAGGGGAGGCAATTACAGTAAATAATTCTACTAGATTTTATAATACTAGAACTAGAGGAAGACAATCTAGTCTTAGAATAGAAAATACAGGTATTGGTGATAATTGGAGATTTGGAACAATAAGAATTAATATAAGACCAGATGGAAAAAGATAAATATAAAATAAGACAAGCTCGAATAGATGATGCTGTTCGAGTAAGAGAATTACTTAAAACATGGCTTCCAGAATCACCATATAACTTTGGTAACGTAAATAACAAGAAATTATTAGATCATATTATATTTTACATTAAAAATAGTTTTGTTATAGTAGTAGAATATGAAAATGTTATTATAGGAACTATGGCTGCCGCTGTAGATGAAACATGGTATAGCGACAAAAGATTTCTTAGAAGTCTATGGTTACATGTAAATCCTAAATATCGTAACTTTCATATCTTTAGAGCTATGATGATAGTTTTTAAAGAATACGCACAAAGTAAAAAATTAACTGCTTTATGCGAAATAACACAAGGTAAAGACGTTGAAAGAAAACATAACGCCTTTATTAAATTAGGTTATAAAAATATTGGAGGAACATATA